GAGAGGATCATCCTTGGCTGCGTACACGTAGGAGGAAAGCTGGGAGATATATCCAAAGGGATCATCGTCCCGTAGGTTGCCTTCCTTAAACTTCTTGAAGGCATAGGGTGAGGCAGACTTAACGTCTACAGTCATGCCATCAATCACTGCATCTCGGTGTCCCTTGATACCGTGTACGTCAAGGCGATCCTGCATACCCTGTACGTCATGCCCAGCAGCCTTAGCAATAGTCAAGGCAAGCTCTTCGATCATGTCACCGAAGAAGAACTTGAGTAGGGTGTTGGGTTGTAGCTTCTCAGCATCGTTAGTCTGGTTGATCTTATACCAGAGCTTACGTTGACAGGGTGTGCCAATGGATGACAGGGAAAGGTAGCCTCGTGGCTCTTGTGGTTTACTAAACCGTTGGTTAGCTACGAGAGCTATACCCTTTCCCATCGAAGCACCAAGGTTTCCAGTCCATCCACCCTTACCTTCGATTACATCGTGCATGTCTTGAACTAATGTGTTAATCGTCTTGGTCATCTAAGTGTTCCTCTATTTCATCTATTGCTTGAGCTAGTTCTTGGATAGTACTTAAAGTAAAGACCTTAAGTTTGTCAAGTTCTAAGTGTAGGTCGTACACCTTCCAAGAAAGGTAGAGGCTGATGAGTAGTGTAGCTACAACAATATGATCGGGGGAGATAGTCATAGGTTTAGCTCCAACCTGTAAGCACCTTCGGGTGACTGGTGAGCAGCTATCAAGTCAAGGAACTGTTGGTAACTCATATACAACATCTGATATTCATCTAGGTTATCGTCGAACTGACGGAGGTATACGGTCCCATCATCAGCCAGCACCATCTCTACATCCTCAAACTTATCACTGTCGTCTAGTGTAGTAACAATAGAGGCGTCTTTCTCAAACTCTACGGTGTACATTTGTTAGTCCTCTTTTCCTAGGATGCTGTCAAACACGAAGTCAAGGTCCGTACCTGTAGCACCACAATAGATCAGGAGCTTCAGTCCCAACTCTTGTGCCAATGCTGCTGTGGTATCATCCATATCAAACTCTACGGTAGCACTACCGTCTTCGTGTTCAGTGAGGTTTGTTACTTTCATATGTCCTACTTCTTCATCACTCATCTATATAGCTCCAAGACTTTAACCAAGGCTGCATACAGACTGTGTGCCTCTTCCTGATCGTCCGGGTGAACGTAATACTTGGCAGTACCTTCAGCCATGTGCTTGTACATCTGAGCTTGTTCATTGAGTGCTTCCATCACTATGTCGTCTACCATTTCATATGACAGTTGAATTGATCTACTCTTCATTCTTGGTCTCCTCCTGTTTCTTTAGTTCAGCTTGGTAAGCAGCCCAAGCAGCATCACAAGCATCCTCATAGGCAGCCCAAGCAGCATCACAATCATCCTCATAAGCAGCATCACAAGCATCCTCATAAGCAGCATCACAAGCATCCTCATAAGCAGCCTTTAGTTCTTCAAGTTTAGTCATCTGTTTCTCCTTCCATCAGAGCATCCCATGATACAGGGAACAACTCAGACATCTCCTCACTGATCTGCTGTGCAACTACACGTGTTTCCTGTTGTGTGTCTGAAGGTAAACGTAGCCGACACATGGCAGCAAAGGCATCAAGGCTACCTGACCAGTACCACTCGGTCATCGTGGACTGTGGCAGTACCATACGTGCCTGTTCAGGTGCGACTCCGTGTTCTAATAGGTCTTCGTAGAACTCAAGGGCATGATGGTTAAATCGGCTCTCTGCATCAGGGATTGTGTTTTGACCAACCGTGGCGAATTTGAATGTGAACCCACTAACATCAACAGCACCTTCACTGCCTTGCTTCTTGTCAGCACTACGTCCACGCCAGACATCAGGCTCATAGAACTCAGGTTCATCATCGACATACCGACGGGATACTTCGTTCCACCTGAGATATGAATGTTTTACCAACTGACGTGCCACAAAGATAGGGGCCTTGACGTGGAAGGATGCAAAGGCATGACCGAAGGGACTGATGTGCTTGTGCTTAGCTAGGTACTTGATTAGCTTGGTGTCACGTAAAGCCAAGGCCTTCTCTATAACCTCACCTGTGTCCAAGCACTTTGTTAGTGTCTTGTACTCTGACTTCTTGCCGAAGCTAACCCGTGCTGCGTTAACTACGGTCAGGTCACTACCCATGTGGTCGATGTATGTTGCTTCAATCATGCTACTCTCCTTGGTGTGGGAAGGGCTGCTTGCCCCTCCCTTTGTTAGTAGTTACCAGCCCATCTCGTTGCTGTCTACCTTCTCTTCGATAGCTTTAAGTTCGAGAACTTTAACAGCAGTCATGGTAGTACGGCTATACATCTTACCGTCTTGACCCTTGAAGGTGGTGATGAGGTTAGTAATCTCAGCAGTAGAACCGTTACCAATAAGGCCCATGTCCTCAGTCCAAGGGGAACCTTCAGCATTGGTAACCTTGGGAGCACCACCAGCCTGAGGAAGTTCAGTGCCATCCTTACGTGTGACCTTGTGCTTACGTTCAAACTTAATCATCAACTCACCATCCATCAGGCGTTTCTGGTTAGGCTTCTTCTGTGTACCTGCTGCCTGTAGCTTGGCATACTCATCCTTAGAGAGGATTTGTTGTACTGTGTAAGCACCCTCGAAGGGTACATAAGAACCCTCATAACCTGTCATGTCACGGTTAGCCTCAAAGATTTTAGACCATTCGATTGTGCCTGTTGTTGTAACTTCTGTATATTTAGTAGCCATTGTGTATCTCCTTATGGCGGGGTTTGTTTAATCTATGTAGTGTCTCAGTTAGTGTGTGTCAAGCCATGACTTACCAATATCTGTAGAACCTGCAAGGGGACACATCAGTCCTAGCTCTACACCTACGATCTCAATAGCCTTACGTTGTATCTCACCTAGTCTCTCGGCCTGATCCTTAGAACCTATGCACTCTGTCTGCCACTCATCATGAGGCCAGGTTACTAGCTTGAAGTTAATACCCTCAGCCCTAGCATCGTTGATCCACTGACGGGTAGCCCACTTCATGATGGTACTCTCACCATTCTGTAGCATACCTGCTAAGGTCTTGTGCTCACTAGGAACCTTGACCTTACGTCCATCATAGCCACGGAAGTAACCTCTCTCTGCAATGTCAGGGACTACAGACTTCTTCAACTTACGTAGCCCAGTAATACTATCCATGAAGTTATTGACTGCGAAGGTAGCCTGTCTCATGTCTGTCTTAAGTATCTGTCCAATCTTGTTAGTGCCAGCCCCTAGTAGGAAGGCGTAGATGAATGTCTTAGCCATGTCTCTGGTGATGTGGGGTAGACCCAATGCCTTACGGTTAAGGTTGTGGATGTCAGTCTCGTCCTCCTTCTTGCCTGTGATGATAGCATCTACATACTCTTTGCTCTCCATCAGGTCAGCAAGGATGCGTAGTTGGATACCCTCAGCATCTGTGCCTACAAGGTAGCTGCCTTTCTCTACCATCCATAGCCCACGGAAGGGGCCATCATACTTAGCCTTCACCTCTTCGACTGCTGTCTTAGGTGTGCCATGAAACTGTGCTGGGATGTTAGCTTGGTTAGGTGCAGCATGAGATAGACGACCAGTCCATGCACCAATGTGATTGAACCTACCGTGGATACGTCCGTCATCCCGTACACATCCAAGCCACTCAGCTAGGCTAGACCTACGGCCCTCCAAGGTGAGCCACTCAGCCAGTGCCTTACCACCTGATGGTGCATCATCAGGCAGGGTGTTGAGGTTAGTCTCGTTGCACATCCAACCATAGAAGGCGAACTGCTTACCCTTCTCAGGGTCATCCCCGTCACGCAGGAAGGCTAGGTGTCCCTTGGTCTTGTCTACTGGTGTCCATCCAGCCTCCCATAGACGTTCGATGCGGTGCTTAGTGGACGATGGCTTGAAGTCTACGAAGTCATAGCACAGTAGCTCATCATCTACCTTACGTGTACGTTGGTACTTCTGCATTGCATCAGTAACATTCTTATACAGTGTTCCATCTGCCTTGAGGCGGTACTTAATACGGTTCACCTCGGTCAAGACAGGTGGGAAGTCACGTTGGAACTGATGCTCTAACTCATCCATTCGACACAGTATCTCACCCAAGAACTCTTCAGCCTGATCCTCATCGAACTTAAACCCGTTGTCTGACATCTCTTCACAGATGATCTGGATGTCATGCTCAAGGCGTAGAGACTTAGCCCACTCCTTGTTGAAGATGGTAGCCTTGAACTTGTTGAACAGCTTAACAGTTACCTCGACATCCAGGATGCAGTAGTCTATCATCTCCTGTGTCAAGCCACCCTCGAAGTCCTTGAACACACCCTTGAATAGGTTGAGACGTTTACCCCATGCGTCCAGTGAATGACCACCTTGGATGTTGTAGTCCAACATACGAGACACCACGAGGGTATCGACTACATCCTGCACCTTGATGGTGTGTCCAAGGATACGGTTGAGGACAGGAACATCAAAGCCAATGCCGTTATGGAACACAAACTTGTCGTATTCAGAACAGTATGCCTTGAACCTTGCAGCCTCAGCCTCATCAGTGTCGAGGTGCTTGAACACATCTACTACACCAGTGTTGATGTCCTTGGCTACCACAACCCAGATGCGTGTAGCATCCAAGCTGTCAGTCTCTATGTCCATTGCTGTGATCTTCATTGTTATACTCTTTCCTCGCAATCTCTAGGCTGGCCTTGATGTTCTTCTTGAGTGTCTTACACATCTTATCACTTTTACGTATGTTCTCTGTAGCTGTGAGTATCTGTAAGTTACCTGACCAGTGAGGGCCACCCTTAGATAGAGGCCACATGTGGTCTACATGGTGTTCAATACCTGTGGCCTCAGAGATCAACTGCCGTAGTTTGTAGGTATCCTGTAGCCTCTGCTTCTCTGCCTCACAGTTACGAAGGAACTTAGGTATAGCATTATGTTTCCTAGCTCTATATCGGGAGTTAACCTCAGCTTTCTTTTCTGAGTTAGCCTCTCTCCAATCCTTATAATTATTAGCTAACTTTTCTTTGTTAACCTCTAAGTAAACTTTCTCAGCTTTTAAAAAAATCTCCTTTGCAGTTAGATAAGACTCCCTAGCTTCTGCCCAAGACTTAATAATTTTTTCGTAGTCTTTCTTATTGTCCTTATCTACCTGCTTTTTCCAAGCCTTTCTTGTTTTGAGCTTGGTCTTGTTACCAGCTTCTACAAAAAATCCTTTCCCCTCTTTCTTATCTTTATAACAAGCTATTGAACAACGTTTACACATTGAATACAACCCATCTGTAGAAGCCTTAGCCTTATTAAACATATTCCAGGGCTTAATCTCTTTACATTTACTACATACCTTCATTGTCATATCCCTCCTATCCTATCCGTCCAGTCATCACATGGATCATCATGCAAACCTATCGAACTTTTCTTTGAGGGTGAAGCTGTCCATGTCGAAGGTGAGTGATCCTGCGTGTCCTGTTGTACCTGCTGGTCGGTTCTTTGTGACGAGTAGCTTGGTGGTGTTACGGTCATCGTCGTCCTCCGACATCTTATCCCGTTCGAGCTTGACTACAACACTAGCCCTCTTACCAATGGTACGGCAGTCCCTGATCTGACCGTCATCATTCTCATGTGCAATGGTAACGATACCTACGTTCAACTCAGCAGACATACGTGACAGCTGTACTGACAGGGCAGACAACCACTTCTCAATGCTCTCATCACCCTGTCGTGAGTACGCAAGGTCTTGGATAGGTTCGAAGAATACATACTTAACACCACATGCCTGACTAAAGTAACGGATGCGATTGAGTATCTCCATAGGGTCTTCGTCTACACCAATGGTAAACTGGAATAGGTTCTCCTTCTCAGTCAATTCAATCAGTGCCTGGTCTACCTCATCAGCCATGTTAGCCTCGTCGATCAAGTCCTTGCGTGTCAGGTTCTTACCTAGCTTGTAGGATACCAGACCTAACAGCCCACGTTTCTTTGTCTCCTCAAGGTGACAGATAGCAATGGGTACATCACGGTGGTTAGACAGGAAGTGATACTCCAAGTACCTCATGAACTCTGTCTTACCGATACCCTCAGGTGCTTGGAACACAGTAAGGTGTCCCTGCATCAGGCCTAAGGCTACCTCATCGAAGGCAGCAATACCTGTAGGCAGGTACATGGCATCGTCTTCCTCATGCAGGATACCAAGGAATTGTTCAGGGGTATTCCATACATTCTGTGGTGTATACTTCTTGGCATTGTAGAAGGCAGACCGATAGGACTGACCAGCACCTGCCTCAAGGAAATCATTGGCATCCTTGTACTTGTCATGTGGGATACGGTACGTCTTGTTAGGGAATAACCCAGCAATCTTGTCAGCTATTCCATTACCTGCATCATCGTTGTCTACAGACAGGACGATCTTCTCGAAGCTATCAAGCCACTCCTTTGCCTCACCCTGCCACAGCTTCTTGTTAGGTGATGCTGATGGTAGTGATACTACAGGATACTTCTGACCTAGCATCTGGTAGGAGGACAGTGCATCCACCTCACCCTCGGTGATGACTACAATCCTAGCTGACCCAGCATTGAACTTGTCCATACCGAACAACTCATCACCTCGGAACCCTGCCTCAGTATGGAATGCCTTAGGCATTGACCTGATCTTACGTCCACCTGATGGGTAGATGTAGGCTTGCTTCTTAGGCTCACCATCCTGGCCCACCAGTGTTTGCACACCGTAGAACTCCATCGTCTTTACGTTGACGCCTCGGAACTCTCGTGTCTCTGCTGTCATTAGCTCTGTTGGTTGTTGTACTACAGCCATAGTGTTATCCCTCTCTGGTAGTGGGTACTCATCTCTGGCCCACTCGGTTAGCTTCATCCCACGATGTGGGTATCCTCTATCACAGGCAAAGCAATTACCTGTCATCTTCTCGGTGTTGTATGCGAAGGCATCACTGCTACCACAATCCTCAAAGGGACATGGCTGGTGTTTCTTCTCGTCATCTTGATACATCTATCTCTCCCACTTGTAGAACACATGTGTTCCATACTTACCTACAGGCGTCAAGTGGTCAGCCCAATACGGGTCTACATATGTAGCATGGTAGTGATCTGCACCATGTCCGAATAGAAACTCATCAGGTGCAGCCAACA